GTCGAAACGGCTTTGGCGTTCCGGTCACTGCAGCGCCAAGATCATCGCTCAGCGTTACGACGTTGTAAGTCGTCGGGTCGATCGTCGCCACAGCCTCCGCAAACTGTGGGCTGATCTGCACACTGCGCACCTGTGACAGCAGGTCATCTGGCAACTCGCCATCTAGCACTCTGGTTACGAAGCGTGCTTGCAATTCCACCAACCCCTGCAGTTCCTCAACAGACAATGCCGTTGCAGTGCCAGCCCAGCCATCAAGCGATCCTTTCAGCTGCGCCAATATCGCTCTCAATCGCGCCGCCTGTGTAGGCGTTGGGTCTGCGCCAGTGCCAGCTAAACGCTCTATCGCGTCAATGATCAAATCGTTGTAAGTACGTGTCACACGCCTCGCAACGCTGTTGCTGAAGCGATTTAAGTCAACCGCGTTTCGATACAGCTCCGCAGGTGTGCTCATGTTTCTTCCAGGCCAAGACTCTTAGGATCATCGATGCAAATAACAGAAACATCAGCGCCAGCGCGTAAAGCACCGCCAACAATATCGGTAAATTCCATAACCACATCAATGTCATAGAGGTTGATCCTGCTTTCTGTTACAGCACAGCAGTTACCACCACTGAACCAAGTAACTCTGACAATCGCGTAGACGTCATTACTTAGTGATTGCTGCGAATAAAACAGAAGCCGCTGCTGTGGTTCAAAATTCCTGTGGCTCAATTTATCCATCCAGCTCATCTTCGCCCTCCGGCTCTGCTTCTGGCATTCTGCCCTCATCCTCAGGCTGCGACGTTGGTTCAGGCTGCTGCATTTCGATCAGTCCACCATTTTGCGTAGCCTCAATCTCCTGCTCGACATCAAAGTCATCACCAAGCACCTCTCCAGCTTCTAGCTGCAATAACAGTGTCTCTTGTGTGATAGTGCCTGCGGTGTAGAGCTGCAATAACGCTTGGATCTCCTGCGGGTCAAGCCTGATGCCCATGAAATCACGGTTGACCAAGCTACTGCCAGCAATGCGTTCCTGCATGTACTCAGCATGGAATCGCAGGCAATTATCGATCATGTCTTGCATCTGCTGCGCGACAACCATCATGGTGCTGTCGCCTTGACTGCGGTCAATGCGTTTGGCTTCTGCTGTTTCAGCAGACAACTTGCTGCCGAGGATGCTGGCCAAGCCCAAAGCATTAATCTGCTCAGCAATACGATCAAGCTGCTTGAACTGCGCTTCGTAGCTGTTGCCACCTGGCTCAATGTATTGAGCAGACGCACCTTCTGGGAGTGCCATTGCTTCGCCAGGTCCTGCGCTGATCTCTTCCGCTGCCGCAGGGAAACCAAACAGAGCCAACATCGGAACAGCGGAGATGTGAAGCTGATTGCTTAGATCAGACTGAACCTGATAATGCTGAAGATTTAGCTCTGCAATATCAGCCAGCGGTGGGAGCGACTCCAGGACGCCCATCCTGTTTGAGTAGGCAACACTGAACGGAATTTCGCTCAAACTGGTGCGACCTTCGTCAACAATACGAAAATCGCCTTTCTGGTCTTTTTGATGAATCTCGAATGCGCCAGGCGTCAAGACTCGCACCTGTTCAACCTGCTTTTCGCCGTATAGGCCATCAGGAACGATGATCTTTTCAGCTAAACGCAGTTGCGTCAGTCCCTGCTTGCCGTCTTTTAATTCGGTTCGCCATCCAAGAATGTCTCTAGGGCTCACCGTCACCCAGTAAGGGCGACCGTTGTCACCAGCCTTTGGTGCATCAACTAAGACACCAACGTGCCCATACCTTATGCAAACCCTGCTAGCCGAAAACAACCACGTCTGTAGATCGTTGCCTTGCAAGTCAACGTCGAACAGTTGCTCGCGAATCACATCTGGCACGTCATCAAGACGCACAGGCTTACGGGTCAACATGCCCGCCAACATCCGCTCGAGCCTGACGTAATATGGCGCAAGAACAGAACGCAGCAATCTGGCGTCGTAGCTGATGTCTTGTTCCCTTGGCTCTTGCGGCAGATATTTCCTGTGGCCTTTCCTGATCTTGTACGTTCCACCCAGCAGGGTTTCGATCAGACCCCAGTGGGACTCCATGTTGACCCACGCGCTATTCGGATCATTCACCTGAGTGACGTTGCCTACACGTTGCCGCCCAGAAAACCCTGAATACACAGCTAGAACCCACCCGATGCCTGCAGTTTAAGGCAACGTGACATCTTTGACGATCTTGGCTTTGCCGTTTTCATCGACTTTTATTAGCTGATGTTTCCGGGGTTCGCCGTTTTTAGGCCGCAAAATGCGACCGACAGCTGTGACTTTAGGTTTGCTCATTAACGCAGTCCTCTTGGCATCCTGAAACCACGTCGAGTTTTGTTTACAGCCTTCAATGCTTTTTTGGGATCTTTGTAAAACTCTAGCGCCCTCTCAGCCCTAAGATTCCCGCGCGTCATCTTTTGCGTTGGACGCCGAATCATGCTTGAACCTGGCTGGTTGCGAGTATCAGCAGTGCGTGCAAGATTTGCCTTGGCACGTTGCTCGCGCCCAGCCTTGCGTCGTGCTGCACGTTTAGCAGCAGTTTTTGCCTGCAAGCGCTGAGCAGCTTGTACGGCGGGATTACTTGGCTCGCCAGCGGCTTTACGCGCAAGGCTTGTCGTGGGTTTCTTTATAGAACCGGACTTAATCGCAGCGTCATAAGCCTTGTCAGTTGCTCTCACGTCATCCTGGATTTTCCTGAGACGCGCTTCGTTTCTTCGGTCGCCAGCCTTCGTTCGACCCCTTGGCTGGCGAGACATCTCAATAGCAGCACCCATGCTGTCAGCTCGCGTTTTGCCGCCAGTTCTACGAGCAAATTCAGCTTTGCTCATTTCAGCGCCACCCTTTCTAGCCAAAGGTGCATTGTCTAATTTTTTCTGCGTTTCTTTGAAAAAAGCTTCTTGTTTTCTTCTGGAAATATCAGCTTTAGCAGCCTTTTTCCCTGCCTCAAATCTTGCAAATTCCTGACCAGTCATGTCAACTTTTTGAAGACCCCTAAGCTTGCGCGTTTTGCCAATAGTTCCCTTAGGAACACTCGTCATTGCTTGATCCCCTGGGCTTAAAAGATTTGCTTTTGCGCCGCCACCTGCTCGCCTGTTGCCTGCGCTTGTAAGCCGTGCGCCTCTCCCACCTGTCTGGCCAACATAGCCCTTAGGAGCAAAGCGCCCCCTGGCATCTCTGACGTAACGGCGAGCCATGGCGTGTCTAAATCATCAATACAGTCTAATGCCCGTGCTGCGACCAGCACGCGCATGAAGCATCGAAAAGTCTCTGTAGACCAGATAGCCCAAGGCATCATTCATGTGATCATATCCAGCATCTTTGTCTGGGGTGGCGTCTTCCTTGTAACTCTGCAGCTCTAAGCATTCAATTGTACGTTTGCAATGAGACGCGATCTGCAATCTCACCTCACCCTTGCCGTTTTCCAACAAAGCCTGAACAGAAGCCACCCGATCACGTACGGGAGGATTTGCTTTTGGCGATTGATTGCTGAAGCCATACGACTCAAGGATCTGAATGTCAGTTCTGCTGGCATTCGTGCTCCTATTGCTACCACTGGCGTCAGGGTAGACGTAGACCTGGCGGCCATTAGCTCGTTGTCGTATCTCTTGAGCCATGGCGTCGGTGTCATGCGCACCGCTGATCTCATCAATCACAAGAAGCTTGTTGCCAAGACGAACACCGATAACGGCTGACATGTTGCCAATGTTGAAGTCAACGCCAACACGCAGAGGTTCGTCGCTGACGTCAGGGATGTCAGTTGTGACATGCTTGGCTCGGTCGAAACGGTCATAGACCTGACCCGTCGTCAGGTTTGTGAACTCGCCCATCAAATAAGCCTGCAACAGGCTGGGGTCATAGTTCGCCTCTAAGCGCTCTATGAAGTCTTGTGGCAGGTGCGGATTATCTGCTGTTCGCATTTTGATCAACTTGCGGTCAGACCGTTGCTGCGCCTCCTCTGTGCCAAACGTGTTCCACATCCAGCGAAAGCCTTCTGGCGTTGATGCAGCACCGAACTGACGCACGTTGCCAGAACGAAGACGACCAAGGATCTTCGGGAATGCTTTCTCAGCGATGGCTGGCGTCACAGTATCGATCTCATCAGCCAACACCCAGGCAAGGTTGAGGCCGATGATGCGTGACCAGTTTTCAAAGCTGCGGCACAGGATCTTGGTGTCACCGCCAGGCAGGTGCAAAACGTATTCCGCCAGGGGTGACGCTCTGAAGCTGTACGGGATGTCATAGTGCTCCAGAAATGCCTCAAAGTCGTTTTGCCAGATGTCACGGATTAACGGGCCTGTTGGCTCCATGACGCAGCCAACGAAACCTTGGTTAGCAATGGCAAGGGCCAAAGTC